CTACATATTGGAAATAACAGGAAAACCTTTTCTAATTAATAGCGGAGAGTATTAGAAATGGAATTATTAGTAAAAACACATGGTCAGATTTATGATATAACTGGAAGCTGTACAGAACTTTCATGGAGCGAGGCTCTAAACAATGGAGCAGGTAGCTTAGATGTTTCTTATATCAGTGATGGGTTAATTGTAGAAAATGGTGATATTGTTCGATTATCAGATAACAATGGGGCCTATGGTATTTTTATGGGGAGAATATTTACAGTATCAGGAAGCCAGGGTGGAATTGTAAAATTCAAGGCTTATGATCAGCTCCGTTATACAAAAACAAAAGCAATTATTGTCCTTGAAAATGGTACACTTAAAAACCTAGTTCAGAATATGTGCACATATCTTTCGTTGTCAGTCGGAACAGTGGAAGATCCGGGATATATTCTTGATCCTATAGCTGTCATGGATAAGTCGTGGTTAGATCAGGTCATAGAGTCAATATATAAGACGTACCGTGGAATGGAAGTGCATGATTTATTCTGCTTACGTGATGAATACGGTTCTATATGCCTCTGGAACATGCGTAATTTACAACTTCCTTTGGTGCTGGGTGATGATAGCTTGTGTACTGGGTACACTTGGAAGAAATCCATTGATGGTGATTTTTATAATCTCATAAAGATTGGCTGGGGTGATGAATCAGCAGGTCAGATTGATATCAGATCTGCAATAGACCCGGAGTCAGCAAAAAAGTATGGTATTCTTCAGCTTTTTGAAATATCCTCCAGTATTGATAATGCAGCAAAAGCACAAGATCAAGCCAATAAAATGTTAGAAGTTTATAACCATGAAGAAGAAACATTGGAATTAGAATGTTTTGGAGATTTAAGGATACGTGCAGGAAATAGCTTTTATGGAAGCATAGATGATATCAGTTTGAACCGGCGGTTGATTGTACAAAAGGTTACGCATAATTTCCTACCTATACATACTATGTCCTTGGAGGTAATGACAGGTAGCTAATAAAACATATTCCCCAATATATAGAGGGTAGAATGAGGACAAGCCATGCAAATCCCCAACCCCCTAGACGATTACGCCGACCACAGCCCATCACTGGCCCTTGAAATAGTGAAGTACATAATGCCAAGAATTATATTTGTTGCGAGCTGCGGTCTGATATTAGCGGTGTGTGCGTATTTAGAGGTACTTTGAAAGGAAGCGATGAAAGTGAGCAAAGAAACAAAAAGAAGCATCATTGCAATATGGATAGCAATAACGCTTCTATCGTTTAATCAGCTTTATGGAGCATATCAGAATCGTCAGGCTCATCAGCTTCTATGGGACGACTTGATTCAGCACATGAGGCAGGATAATCAGCGGATGGAGCAAGAGAATCGTTTTTTGGAAGCGCATCTTCGATTTCTTCAAGCTTATTATAAATAGGTGCAAGATTTTTCACGATGTCTTCAAACCCATTTTGGAGTATCATATTTCGTTCTGTCTCAATTGCAATCCGCTCATTATGGTTTTTCTGTTCTTCCAAAGAGCTTTGATTTGTTTGAATGAATGAAATTATCCAAGCCAGTAAGCCAAACAGCATTTGAATGATGGTAAGCGAGTCGGAAAAGGATAATCTTTTTACGGGAACAGTGGTTTCTGTAATTTCATCAGATTCATATAACGAATCGTCAGCAACTTCTTCATAAGAGAAATCGTCAGGAATCAAAGATTCAGGAACTAACACGTAGTTTTTGTGGACAGTCACCATTTCAAGAATTGGAGTAAGAGAAGAGAGACTGCCTTTTATGGTTTTCAGTTGCCGCTGAATATCGTTGCTAAACATTGATTTGTGAAACGCAGGAGATAGGCTACTGTTCTTTAACTTAAACATGTCCTCTATCACCCATGCAGCCTTTTCGTAATAAGGAAATTTTGGTGATACAAGTTGTCGCTGTATATCTAAAATTGGTTGCTGATAAAGTCGGGTTATAGAAGCAAAAGTTTCTGCTAATTTACTATTTAATGTTCCGAACTCAGCAAGTCTTTGTTGAGTGGCAAGATATTTATCAAATTTATTCGACATGAGTTTTTCCCCTTTCTTTCATACTCGGCCCTGCACGGCCTGTAAGTACATTATAAGACTGGAAGAATATGGAAGCAACCAAAAGGAGGTATTTTATTGAACGAAACAATTCAGAGGATTTTGAAATTAAGAGTAGATATGCTGATTGGTTTAAAAACACGTCAGCTTATGGATTTACTGATGGAGTAGATTATTTCACGGTTTCTAAAAATTTAGAAAACGGGGGAAGAACCATTGATCATGAAGTATCAGTGGACATGGCAAAACAGATTATCTGGACCTAAAAAAAGTCATGGCTGAGAGCCATAACAATTTACTGGTTTTACGATTGCGCATAGATTGCCAAAGAGCTTGGAATTTATTCTACCAGTAGCAAGCCACATAATCTGGCTAGTAAAGGAGGTGAGATTAATAGCAAAATATGAATATTGGCTTACGCCTGAGGGATTGCTACTAATTGAAGCATGGGCACGTGATGGACTGACAGATGAACAGATTGCTCATAATTTAGGCGTAGCATATTCTACATTGCGTGTATGGCGTGATAAGTATTCAGCACTTTCGGCAGCCCTAAAAAGGGGTAAAGAAGTAATTGATATACAAGTAGAAAATGCATTATTAAAACGTGCGCTTGGATATCAATACAAAGAAGTTAAGACAGAAGAATATGAGACTGAGGACGGACCGGGTAAAAGAGTCACCACTACGGTGAAAGAGGTTGCACCGGATACTACGGCACAGATATTTTGGTTAAAGAACCGGAGGCCGGAGGTCTGGAGAGAAAAGCAGAATGTGGAATTATCTGGAGAGGTTAAGACTACAAATCCTTATGAGGGCCTAACCACGGAAGAATTAAAGAAGTTGATACATAATGGATAGAAAAAGCATAATCAGAAACACAAAAATAGAGCCGAAAATGCGGCTGTATTAACCACTTTCAAGGGTGGAGAACTCCACTCTAAAAGGGAGCCGGGTTTGTAAAATATAAGATGAATTACAAGAAAGCAAGGTGATATTATGAAAGATACAATAACCACTGTTGGTACGCTCGATCCCTGGAAAGCATTTGAAGCCCTTGGAAGGATCATCGGTGATAAGTATGGAGTGGAAGTCAAATTATTGAGCCTCAGAGATAAGAATGAAACTGCTAAAGATGAATCTGGAAAAACTAAGGGAAAATAGAAGTGTTATGTAGAGGGTGTCCGAATGAATGCAAGATGACATTAAAGCATATTGGAAGCGAGGAGGCAACAGGATATGACCAACGAGGAACTTGTGATCAGAATCAAGACTGGTATAGACCCGGAGGGAAATATGCTTGTCCTGTATGAGCAGGTAAAAGCCTTTATTAGCTCTATTGCCTGGAAGTATCGGGGACGGGAAGAAATAGAGGATTTGGAGCAGGAGGGGTATCTTGCTTTGTACGATGCCATTGACGGTTATGATCCGAACACTGGATATAAATTTCTTACCTATGCGGAAAAATGGATTAGACAGGCCATGGGGAGATACATAGAAAAAAACTCTAGTAGTCTGCGGATTTCTTATCAAAGCCAGGCAAGATTACGGAAGTATAACCGGTTCCGTGATTCCTTTGTGAAAGAATATGGTCGTGAACCTTCAGAAGCCGAAATAGCCGCTTCTATGGGCTTAAGTATAGATCAGGTAAGAGATATCCATAAGAATGCCTGTATGGAGAATTTGGTAAGCCTGGACGCCCCTATAAAGGGATTTGAAGAGGAAGGGTTCTCAACGGGTGACAGTATTCCATCGGCTGAAGATATGGAAGAGGAAACGCTTGAACGGTTGCAGCAGGAGCATCTTTCTGCAGTACTGTGGGAGTGTGTAGATGGTTTGCCAGGGCGACAGCCGGAAGTTATCCGTAAAAGATTCCAGGATAATATGACTTTAGATGCAATCGGGGAATCTTTTGGGGTCTGGCGTGAAGCTATTCGGCGAGATCAAAATAAGGCACTACGAGAACTACGCAAACCTAGTAATACAAGAAAGCTACGACCATTCCTCTCTGAGACAGAAGAAATCTATAGCATGGGAATAAGAGGAACCGGCGTGGATAGATTTAATCAGACATGGACCAGTGCAACGGAAAGGGCATCCCTTAGATTTGAGGCTTAAGTAAATAAAAATATAGTGGTACAATTCCTTTGTAATAAACTCTTTTCATCTTGTATGAAAGGTAAAAAGTATAATAAATAAGGAGAAAATCACAATGGAAAAAAGCCACTCAGCACAACGAGCAGAAGAATTAAGAATACTTATTGCCACGGTAAAAATCAAGCACAAACTCACCAATGCGCAGCTAGCTAATAAGATCGGAGTTCCGCTTAGTACGTTCACTCATTGGAAATCACACATTGAAAGATTTCCAGTCGGGAAAATATGGTTGTTGGAAGTAATGGCAGAAAAATAAAAAAGGAGGACACATGAACGAATTAAAAGTAACAGGGAGACTACCACCAATTAATCTCTATTTAGAAATGAAAGTCTAAAGCTATGAAGATAAAGTAACAAATAAAAACAGTAAAAGTGGAGGTAAGAAAGATGGTAGAGCCATATAAGCCGCTGTACACAGTTCGAGAGGCCGCAGAACTCTTGATGGTAAATAAGGATTTTGTAAACAGGGAAATTACCAATGGGCGGCTTCCGGTTTTAAATTTGGGTCGTAGAAAGATTCGTGGAAGTGACCTGGAAAAATACATAGAAAACTACCCGGCAGACAATCTGGTAATAGATAAGGGCGAGATGAAATGAAAGTAGGGAGAAAATAAAAATTCCCATTAAATTGGGAAAAGGAGGAAGATATGCATTACATTGATGTAAAAGATGTGATGGAAGTTATAAAAGGATCGGAGTACCCAGGAACAGATCAATCTAATGCATATCTTTCCATTGACGATCAGCCATTCCATGTAAAAATAACATATCAAAAAACTGGATTTGGAGAAAAGCCTTTTTTATGTTGCCCTAAATGCGGCAGCAGGCGTGAAAAGCTCTATCTGTATGCTGAAAGGCTATTATGCCGGGAATGCCTTCCGTATTCGATTTATAGGGGCCTTACACATTCTACAAAGGGTGGAAGCAAATACATAAAATATAGAATGCAGCGTCTTGCTGCAAATAATGGAATTATTTTAAAAGGTCCGTTTCATTATGACAATTATCCGAAGCCAAAGGGGAAGAATGCTGACGAATGGGAAATGATTTTAAAGAAGCTCCAGGCATTGGAAAATATGCGTAACCAAGCAATCTTTTTAAATAAAAGGTATTCAGATCAGACGATGAGGAGTGTGCTGCAGGGGAATAATGCCTTGCTTTATGAGCTCTGGCTGTATGATCTTGACAGGTACTTTTACAACTGGGACGAAGGCTACTTAGCATATCCAGGAAATCCAAATGATATAGAAACGTCAGGGATTGCCAGTAATGCAAACGCATACCAAAGGGCAGCCTTAAAATTATCTTAGTATTTAGTACTTTTGAAAAACAACTCAAAAGAACAATATCTTTTAGAGTATTTTATGAAAACAGCTTAAATCCTTGAATTTTCAGTGGTGTATGCCTTTGCTTTGTTAGATTCGGTATTAAAGACGTTCACTTTGTGAGCAACACTGGAATGCAACGTTCGGGAATTAATGTTGCAATGTTCGGTATTCTCGTGGCGGAAAATTCTGCTGCCGATACTGTGAATTATTAGGGCTGGGAAAGGTCCACGGGCTGTACCTAGAGGTACGGGCCCAAAAGTCAGCCCGGCATATTCGATAGGGCAACGACTGTTGAGGCATTTAGCTACATAGCAAAACACCAGGAGGAAATAGTTTCAGCTTGTACAGAAAATCTCACGGCCGAAAATCCGGCTGCCAGTAATGCATTTGAAATTGAGATAATCATATAAGACCGTCATCAATTCAATAATGCTGACATATTGGCCCATATAGTTACCTTACGACAAGACGATAAAATAAAACTGGAGGAAGAGGTGTTACATCGACTGCAGCAGGTCAGGGCCGAAAATTCGACTGTGATGTGATATTCTATTTATGTGATATCCTCGTAGGAAGCCAAATTGAATAGCATGGAAAATTCCGTAGTAATACATTTGGTACCAAAGTTGACTAAGGACAAATACTCCTAGTATCCAAGTATAATAGAGCCGAAAAGCCGGCTGTATAAAGGACAACGCAATTTTGCACAGTCAGGTAGAAGGGAACGTCAATTCGCTGCCACCCTTTCGTGGTAGCATATTGATAAATAGAAAGAAAGTGAAAAAAAGGAGTGATTAATCCGTGAGTAAGTTAATGATGAAAGCGTCGGAAGTTGCTGAAATCATGGAAGTATCTGAACGTACTGGATACAACATAATAAAACAACTAAACAGTGAATTAGAATCAAAAGGTTTTTTAATCAGGCCTGGAAGGATTCCCAGGAAGTATTTTTTTGAGCGGACGGGTTTGGAGCCTACATCTGAAACGGAAGATGACAAAAGATAACCGGGAGTTATAGACAGTAGATACTTTGGACGGCTCAATTTTGAGCTGTCCTATTATATGAATTTGCAAAAAAAGAGCAATTGATGTGTTAAGATATTAAAGCATTATAATATTCCATTGAATTCACTGAACGCAATTTTGCGCTGAGTGCTTATAAGGAAGACGCTGTCTATAGCAAGGAAAGGCCCCGTATTTCGATTATTAAGGCTATAGGGAAATACTACAAGGCGAATAAAACGCCAAAACAGGAAAATATTACACATAGGCAGCGCATCAGGAGGAATTGCGACGGTCGCAACAAATTAGGAGAGCTGTAAATTCAGCCGTCAAAACACCGTTTGCACATTCGTGTGCGAAAACTAAAGGGGCTTCACTTAATAAATACCTCCGTTCGCCTTTGATGGCGAGTTTAAAACATTAGGGTTGAAAGGGTGCGTATAAAGTACCGATCACCTCTGGCTCGTACCAGGGAACGAGCTCAAAATTGGCCGGTAGAGCGCAGGCGGTTTCGGACTAAAAAGTCATGGCTGAGAACCATAACAATTTACTGTCAGATTTAGGATGTTCTCAGATGCAAGATTTCCAAGGCCGATCACATTTACATATTGCCGTTTTAAGCGCTTATAGGAATATTCCGTTGTTAACCCTGAAAAACGGAATATGGAGTAAGTATAAAACTCACAGAGGCGTTGCAGAAGGGAAATAGTGAAAAGGCGGCAGAGTTATACGGAGAAAAGTAATTGCACATTGAAATGGGATATGTTACCATAGCGACATGGAACAATCGTGTTACAGGGTGTGTTGACCTCATTCTTTGATAGAATGGGGGTGATGCTGATGAAGTTCGACTTTAAAGATCTTATGACCTTTGGTCTTTTCCTTCTGGCATTACTTACGTTCGTTTTTACGTTTAGTAAGTAGCAATACATAAGAAAAACCACCCTGATACTTGACCGGTACGGGTGGCTTCTCTATCCTAATTCGGGTCAACCCCTTGTGGGCGGTTGTTCCTTTTGTAGTTTCAATATAGCATATCTAAGGCATTGTTGCAATGGTTTTCTTTATTTACATGTGAATGAGAAAAATAAAAGACACGAATTCCATAAGCATATCTGGAACAACATTTTAGGCCTATTCTTTCTCGTCTGATATATATTTCACTAAATGCTTATATTCCAAAAAATCTGCATGAGAGCTGGTCCACTACAATAGCAGTTTTGCTTTAGTCTATTTACAATTTACCAACTTGGTTGTAAATAACACTCATATTTCTTCTATTGTTTATCAAATTGCAAAATAAGTACATGACCCATTGCATTGAGAATTTTACTGGCATCCTCAAAACCAAAGTTTTTTTTATTAAGAAGCTTCGTGAGACCTTGAGGAGTAATATTTAACTTTTCAGCTATTTCTCTCTGAGATACATTATTTTCTAACATGAGTTTTTTAATCTCAATGATAATTTGATCATTGCTTTGGTATATAATTGACATTTTAATTCCTCCTGGTTCTTTATATTATGATTATAACCTAATATCGGTTATAAGTCAAACAAAAAAGCATAGAAATAATAAAAAATATATTATAAAAAGGTTGACAAATAACCCGAAAAGGGTTATGCTGTAATTACAGTAAAGGGAAACAACAAAGCACCGATAACCCCGAAATGGTTATGAAATTCCAGTCAATATACCTGTGAGTGAGTAACGGCAAAACTAATAGCCAGGAAGATTACCGGAACGGTGCAAGGATTCAATCCCGGTGAAGAGGTGTCAAATTTGGCAAACAATAGCCAGGTAAAGAATCTGCCAGAAAGAAAGGAGATTAGCCACGTGATAATAGAAAGCCACGAAGCCAAGAAGGAGAATGATCAAATTAGAATTGAAATCATTCGCATGGTCATGCAGATCAGCACAACAAAAGTGCTTAAACGTATAAAAGCGTTTTTGGAATATGCAGACGAACAGGAACAGCAAGAAAGGCCTATGAACATCATGGACATTTCCAGGAAGTTGAATATTTCGGATATAGGTAATATACTTGCTGCCATTTCAGATGCAAACATGAATCAAATTGCCGCATTACAGATTAAGGAAGCGTTTTCCATCGTTTTAGATAATTTCACTAGAGCTTCCGATTCGGAGTAATGATGACTACGCAAGCCACCCAATATGGACCACACACAAAAGTAAAAACCCCATGCGTCGGCAAACGCACAGGGCTAATAAAAAAATATAACCCGATCACACACCAATGCAATGGGGATATTCTGATTATAGCATAGAATATTTCCTTTGCAAACCGAAATGTAAAGGAGAGGATTTTTAAATGGTAAGAGAAGCAGTCATTGATGAAAAAGTTTCAAATATTGAGACTTTGGTAAAAAGAGCTCAAGTTATGATTAATGATTTGTATGAAAGCTATTTTTGTGAAAAAGTTAAATCGGAAATGGATACCTGGAAAATCTTGTCTCATTATTATGACAATGCAGGTGTGAAGGTTTGCATCATAGGTGATATAGTTTTAAATCTCAGTAAGAGTCTGGAAGAGTTGAGAAGCACCATCGATATTAATGCTGATGTAGCAGATACTCTTGTCCATTTTCCAGAGGAAGAACAGGGGGATTTGAAATGAATAAAGAAGATAGATTAGCCCGGAAAATGGTTGAGCAGTTATTTGGATTATGTATAGAAGAACTAGAAACTCTTAGGCCTCTATGGTTAAAACAAGTCGAGCATTCTGATCGTAGCGTGGAATTACAGGAATGTTGTAACGGACTTATTGATCTGGTCATTCAATGTAAGCGGGAAGAATTGGGGGAAGATTATGCAGAAAATGATTCTTGTGCCGGTTGAGCAGTACAATCGCATGGTAGATAGCTATTATGAAGCAAGGGAAGAATTGGTAGAGCTTAATAGATCTTTGGAACCAGTAAAGCACTTTCGAGAAAATCCGTGGCGTATTGAAAGAGTAATAAAGCTCCTAATGGAGATGGATGACGAAGCATTGGATTGTGTATATTATTTATCTATGGGATTTTTGGGAAAAGCAGTTTGATGTTGAAGAATGTTAATAAGGGCAGCATATAGTGTTTCCAGTTGCTGCCTTTCTAAAAAGGAGTGAGACAAAATGGCAGTAGATAAGAACGGGAAGACGTTACCAAAAGGAATTACCCTGCGTTCAGACGGCAGATACATGGCCCGTTTCCAGTATGATGGAGAGCGGTATACCATTTATGATATTAATATCAAAGACTTACTGGAAAAGATGGATAACATGAAATATGAGTTGAAGCATGGAATTTTCTGTAAGCCCAAAGAAATTACGGTTTCTGCCTGGTTTGAAACATGGTTGGAGCAATATAAGAATAATACGAGCAAAGCCTCAACAATCCAGACTTATAGGCAATCCTACGCAAGTTATATTAATCCGATCTTGGGCAAAAGAAAAGTGACAGATATTCAGCCGCAGGTTTTACAGAAAATCATTAATGATCTTTACAAGAAGGGATTTTCCAAGTCTAGGGTTAATTTTGTATTTGTTATATTGTCAGGAATGTTTAATCAGGCACAGAAGAATAAGCTAATAATAAATAACCCGGCTGATGCTCTGGTATTTCCCAAATACAGGAAAAAGGGTCATAGTGAAAAAAGGGTAATGTCACTGGAAGAGCAGAAATTATTTTTGAAATATGCAAAAGACTCTGTATACTATGATTTTTACGTCATGGCTTTATCAACGGGAATGCGTGTCAATGAGATAACCGGCCTGCAATGGTCCGATATAGATTGGAAGAATAAGCTGATCCATGTAACAGGGACCCTGGTATATCTTCGTGAGGGATCGGGCCGGTACAAGGATAGCCCGAAGACAGAGAGCAGCCGGAGAGATATACCAATGCTTAATAATATAGAAGAACTTCTGAAAAATATCAGGCATAGGCAGCTTGAAAACCGGTTAAAACTGGGCGAAAAATGGAAAGAAGAAGATAACCTAAAAAATATGGTATTAACTTATGAAGATGGTGGAGCATTTTGGGATACTGGGATCCGAGTAGACATGAAAAAAATCGCCAATAAGATCAAGAAAGATGGTATAGAATTTGATCCGGTAACTCCGCATACCTTACGCCATACATTTGCCACAAGAGGCCTGGAACAGGGAATTCCGTTAAAGGTCATGCAGGTGATCTTAGGCCATAGCAGCCTTGCCATGACTGCAGATTTATATTCGCATGTACTGCCAGATACGAAAGCCGAGGAAATGAAAAAGATCGAAAAAATACTATAAAAAAATAGAAGTGGTGTCAAAGTGGTGTCAAGTCAAAAAAAGAGGACTATCCAAATTATTTTGGAAGCCCTCTTTTTCCTTGTAAATAAAAGGTTTAAAGCAGATAACGGGAATCGGACCCGCCTCCTCAGCTTGGGAAGCTGATGTTCTACCAATGAACTATATCTGCACAATCTCATTTGATACGTTTTATATTATAGCATAGGGTATTGGAAAAGTTCAATACTTTTTTATGAATTTAGCAAAATAAATGCCAGAAACTTGCCAAAACTGGAAAAGGCATTGTATAATGGGAAATGATAATACCAGATGTGGAGGAGTAACATGGCAAAAGCACAGTATAATGCGGATAGTATTACCGTATTGGAAGGCCTTGAGGCGGTTCGAAAACGTCCGGGCATGTATATAGGCAGTGTTGGGACAAAGGGATTGAACCATTTGATTTATGAGATTGTAGATAATGCGGTGGACGAGCATCTTGCCGGTTACTGCAGTCAGATATGGGTCACCCTGGAAGCAGATGGATCCTGTACCGTAAAGGATGCTGGACGAGGAATTCCGGTAGAAATGCATAAAAAGGGAATATCGGCAGAGCGAGTCGTACTGTCTACCCTTCATGCAGGCGGTAAATTTGATAATGACGCCTACAAGACCAGCGGCGGCCTGCACGGAGTCGGTTCCTCGGTTGTGAACGCCCTGTCTGCCCACATGAAAATTAAAATATATAAGAATGGTCTGATTCATTACGACGAATATGAGCGGGGCATACCAACGGTAGATCTGGTGGATGGCCTGCTTCCCACGTTAGGTAAAACAAAGGAGACAGGAACAGAAATCAACTTCCTGCCTGATAGTGAGATTTTTGAACGGATCCGTTTTAAAGCAGAATGGTTAAAAAGCCGTCTTCATGAAACCGCGTATTTGAATCCGGAGCTTCATATCACCTATGTCAACAAAAGGCAGGGAGAAGAGGAGACCGTCATTTATCATGAACCGGATGGAATTATCGCTTATGTAAGGGAGTTAAATTCCGGGAAGGATGCAATTCACGATCCGATTTATTTTAAGGGAACCCTGGATAAGGTTGAAGTGGAGGCTTCCCTGCAGTTTGTGGATACCTTTGAGGAGAATATCCTTGGCTTCTGTAACAATATTTTCACCCAGGAAGGGGGAACCCACTTAGCTGGATTTAAGACCCGCTTCACTCAAATGATCAATAACTATGCAAGAGAACTGGGGATCTTAAAAGAAAAGGATGCCAACTTTACAGGAGCCGATACGAGAAACGGTTTAACAGCCGTGGTGGCAGTAAAGCATCCGGATCCCATTTTCGAAGGACAAACTAAGACAAAGCTTGCAAGCGCCGATGCCACAAAGGCGGTATTTACTGTGGCAGGAGATGAGCTGCAGCGATATTTTGACCGAAATCTGGAAGTCTTAAAAGCAGTGATCGGCTGTGCGGAAAAGTCTGCAAAGATCCGTAAAGCAGAAGAGAAGGCGAAAACCAACATGCTTTCCAAGTCTAAGTTTTCCTTTGACAGCAACGGGAAGCTGGCAAACTGTGAAAGCCGGGACGCCAAAGAATGTGAAATTTTTATCGTAGAGGGAGATTCTGCGGGCGGTTCTGCGAAAACAGCCCGCAACAGGCAGCATCAGGCTATACTTCCGATCCGAGGAAAGATATTAAACGTAGAAAAGGCCTCTATGGACAAGGTTCTGGCCAATGCGGAGATCAAGACCATGATCAATACCTTTGGCTGCGGCTTTTCAGAAGGATACGGCAATGATTTTGATATTTCAAAGCTGCGGTATCATAAAATTATCCTTATGACCGATGCCGATGTGGATGGAAGCCATATCGACACCCTTCTTCTCACCTTTTTATACCGGTTTATGCCGGAGCTTATTTATAACGGACATGTGTTTATTGCCATGCCGCCCCTGTTTAAGGTGATTCCAAAGCGGGGAGCAGAACAGTATCTATATGATGAAAAGGAGCTGGAGCGCTACCGCAGAACCCATACGGGAGAATTTACCCTGCAGCGGTATAAGGGACTTGGAGAAATGGATGCAGAACAGTTGTGGGAAACCACTCTGGACCCTGAAAGGCGGGTGCTGAAACAGGTGGAAATCGAGGATGCCCGTATGGCTTCGGAAATAACTGAAATGCTCATGGGAAGCGATGTGCCTCCAAGGCGGCAGTTTATCTATGAGCATGCGGATGAAGCTGAGATTGACGCATAAGGAGAAGGAGTAATGGCAGAAAAAATCATTAAAACAGAGTATTCCGAGGAAATGCAGAAGAGCTACATGAATTATTCCATGAGCGTAATCACAGCCAGAGCGATCCCGGATGCAAGAGACGGATTAAAGCCGGTACAGCGGCGAGTATTATATGACATGAGCGAGCTTCATTTAAACCATGATAAGCCCCACCGGAAGTCGGCGCGTATCGTGGGTGATACCATGGGTAAATACCATCCCCATGGAGACAGCTCCATTTATGAAACTTTGGTGGTTATGTCCCAGATATTTAAAAAAGGGATGCCTCTGGTCAACGGCCACGGAAACTTTGGTTCCATTGAGGGAGACGGGGCGGCAGCCATGCGTTACACGGAAGCCAGGCTGGAAAAATTCGCAGAGGAAGTCTATTTAAAGGACTTAGATAAGACGGTCGAGTTTATCCCCAATTATGATGAAACGGAAAAGGAACCGGAAGTTCTTCCGGTTAGGGTTCCTAACTTACTGATCAACGGAGCGGAAGGGATTGCGGTAGGCATGAGCACCAGCATTCCCCCCCACAACCTGGGTGAAGTGTTAGATGCGGTTCGTGCGTATATTGACAATCCGGATATATCCATTCAGGAATTAATGGAATATTTACCTGGGCCGGATTTTCCCACTGGCGGTATTATAGCCAATAAAAGTGATCTGCCGGCCATTTACGAAACCGGCGCAGGAAAAATCAAGCTCAGAGGCAAAATAGAAGTAGAGCTTGGAAAACGAAAGGCAGATAAGGATAAACTGGTAATCACTGAGATCCCCTACACCATGGTGGGAGCCGGAATCAATAAATTTCTGATCGATGTGGCAGACCTGGTTGAAAGTAAAAAGCTTACGGATGTGGTAGATATTTCCAACCAGTCCAACAAAGATGGGATCAGGATCGTTCTGGAGCTGAGAAAGGATGCAGATGTGGAGAAAATCCGCAACATCCTTTATAAGAAAACAAAGCTGGAAGATACCTTTGGAGTCAACATGCTGGCCATTGCAGGCGGGCGCCCGGAAACCCTGGATTTAAAGGGAATCCTTAAAAACTACCTGGATTTCCAATATAAAAATGCCACCAGAAAATATCAGACCCTTTTGGAAAAAGAGTTAGAGAAGAAAGAGATCCGGGAAGGCCTTATAAAAGCTTGTGACGTCATTGACTTGATCATCGCAGTTTTAAGAGGTTCCAAGAACCTAAAAGACGCAAAGAACTGTCTGATGACCGGAGATATCTCCAATATTAATTTTCGGGTCAAGGGATTTGAAGAGGATGCGAAGAAGCTGTGCTTTACGGAAAAACAGGCGGGAGCCATTCTGGAAATGCGTCTCTACAAGCTGATCGGCTTAGAGATCCTTCAGCTGGAAAAGGAGTATAAGGAAACGCTTGCTAAAATCGCTGAATATGAAAAAATCCTGTCCAGCCGCAAAAATATGGATGCAGTCATTAAAAAAGACTTGGACAATATCAAATCCGAATATTCGACTCCAAGAAGGACTCTTATTGAGGATGGCAGGGAAGCAGTTTATGAGGAAGACGCAGTCGCCGTATCAGAGATCACCTTTGTCATGGACCGTTTTGGCTACTGTAAGGTGCTTGATAAGAATACTTACGAAAGAAACAAAGAAACCATTGAAACAGAGAATCCTTATGTGGTAAACTGTCTGAATACGGATAAAATATGTATCTTCACCAATACAGGAAACTTACATCAGGTAAAGGTCCTGGATATCCCAGGCGGCAAGCTGCGGGATAAAGGGACGCCCATAGATAATTTAAGCAAGTTTGATGGGGCAAAGGAAGAGATTATACACCTATGCCATGCACAGAGCTTCAAGAACCGTAAATTTTTATTCGCTACCAGACAAGCCCTTGTAAAACTGGTACCGGGCGAGGAATTTGAAACGAATAACAGGACTGTAGCTGCTACTAAGCTTCAGGACGAAGATGGGGTCATCAGCGTTCAGGTTGTGGAAGGACAGACGGATGTGGTGCTGCAGACGTCAGCAGGTATATTTTTACGTTTCCAGACGGAAGAGATTCCTGAGATGAAGAAGAATGCAAGAGGCGTGCGGGGAATCAAGCTGTCGCCTGGCGAAGAACTGGAGACTGTGTATCTTTTAGGCGAGGATCCTATCATTCATTACAAGGAAAAAGAGGTCCATTTAAACCGGCTGAAGATTGGAAAACGTGACGGAAAGGGCAGCAAGGTACGCCTTTAATGCTTTGCTGCAGCATACACTTTTAAAAAATGTATGCCTGCGACGCACAAATGTATTTTTCTGACGAATAAATATTGATTTTTTTTTCACTTTGTTATAGGATAGTTAAGAATTTAGCATATGATAAGAATACAAAATGAAAAGAAAAGAGGAGAAAGCGATGGAAAAAAGATTGCGAGTTGGCGTTTTAGGAGCAACCGGTATGGTGGGACAGAGATTTATTTCTCTTCTGGAGAATCATCCATGGTATGAGGTGGTGACAGTGGCAGCAAGTCCTCGTTCTGCTGGCAGAACTTATGAGGAAGCAGTGGGCGGCCGCTGGAAAATGACCACTCCAATGCCTGAGGCCGTAAAAAATCTAACTGTCATGAATGTAAATGAAGTGGAATCGGTTGCTGCAAGTGTTGATTTTGTTTTCAGCGCTGTGGATATGACTAAGGAAGAAATAAAGGCCATTGAGGAAGCGTATGCAAAGACCGGAACACCGGTTGTATCCAATAACAGCGCCCATCGGTGGACACCGGATGTTCCTATGGTGGTGCCTGAAATCAATCCTGAGCATTTTGAAGTCATTGAGGATCAGAAAAAGCGTCTGGGCACGGACCGTGGATTCATTGTGGTGAAACCCAACTGCTCGATCCAAAGTTATGCACCTGTTTTGACTGCCTGGAAGGAATTTGAACCCTATGAAGTGGTGGCTACCACCTATCAGGCAATCTCCGGGGCCGGAAAGACCTTTAAGGACTGGCCGGAGATGGTAGAAAACATCATTCCTTATATTGGGGGAGAAGAAGAAAAAAGCGAGCAGGAGCCTCTTCGCCTTTGGGGAAAGATTGAAAACGGAGAGATCGTTA